ATCATCTGTCATTAGAGATTCATCAAGATTTTCTTGTTTTTCAATATATTTATCTTCGGCATCTTTAAATGCTCTATGGTCTAGTAATACCTGAAATGAACCAGTTCCATAATAGCCGTCTTGTCCACACATTATATTAGCAGATACACCTGTCATTAAATCTAATTCAGCGTGTTTTGCTGCTTTTAAGAACATTTCAGGTGTTTCCTCAAAACTAGCCTTAGCAATTGGACCGATATCATCATTATTAATACCGTGTCTGAATATACTAACCATTTTTTTAGTAGCAGTCATTCTATCGCATAACATAGACGTATGATGATAATTAATATATTGTCCATCAAAACCATCTTTTAACTCATTAAGAATACATTGTCTAGCTGCTTCAATTCCAAGTGTTCTGTAAACTTCTTGAATATCATTTGAAATTGTTTTGTTGCTATCAATAAAATCACAAGCAAGAATATCTTTAAGATTACTGCCAACTGTATCTAAAACCCAAACTGTCTGTGACATATAATTTCCATCAGTAAATTTCAATTGATTTGGTTTCTTTCTCAAAATAACTTTTGGAATACCATTAATTCCTCTTAGAATAATATTGTTAAGAATAGTTTCTTGAATTTGTTTAAGTTTATATATTTCATCTGTTTGGTCTAGTGATTTCTTTTTAATATTACTTGAAAATTGTTGAATTCTAATTCTAAAAACTAATTTATCTGAATTGAAATCACTGAATACACATTTAATAGCACTTGAAGTTTTTAAACTATTTTTTACAGCGAAATGGATGTCATCCATGTTAATTCCTTTTTCAAGCATATCTTCTCTGGATAATTCAATTCTAATAATCCATTTAGAGAAGACAACTTCTTTTTCTTCTTCGGTAATACCGCATTCTTTCATCATCTTTTCAAACTCTAAGAACTGTTGTAATAAAACTTCATCTTCTTTAATTCTAGTTGAATCTAATTTTGGGTCAAAACAAATACTAACAGAATTAGTCACATCTTTTAAACAAGTAAATTCTAGTTTATACTTTAATTCTTGAGCTTTGGATTGGTCTAATTCATCTTCTTCTTTTAATCTAATTTCTATTGATGGTTGTTTAGGATTTTCACTCAAAGATAAAATTTCTTCAATTCTAGGAACACCCCGAGTTACATTACTTTTACTAGCTACACCAGCAAAATGAAATGTATTCAGTGTCATCTGAGTAGTAGGCTCGCCTATACTTTGAGCTGCGATTAAACCTACCATCTCGCCAGGATGAACTATAGCTTTTTTATAATTATGAATTAATTCTTCTAGTAATAATTTTATACCGGTTTTATTAAAATGGTTTTTAATAAGTAAGAATGTAGGTGATAAATAATACGTCCACATAATTTTGAATAACGCACTAGGTTTAGAACCTTTACAATAATTTTCTAAGTACCACCAAGCATTATCAATTAGTTTATATGCTTGTAATGGAGTAATATCAACAAAGAATGTTTTCTTAATATGTAATCGTTCTTTAATATTATCAATAATTCTTTCAAAATGGACTGGTATAACAATTTGACTTTCGTTACTATTATTGAATACATTTTGTATGATTTTGTCTCTATTATCTAGCATATATTTAATAACTTGTTTAGTTTTATTAGCAAGTTCTGTTTTTTCACTAGCAATATCAGAACTGGCTTTTTTAGTAAAATTAATATTCGCCAAATTATCAGAAGAAGGCATTTGGAAATGAGCGTAAATTTCTTCCATTTTCATATTTATTAGATTGTAATGTTGTTTTTCACATTTAGTTGTTTCAACAGAATCATCCCCATATCTAAACTGTATAACCTTGTTTTTATTATTTCTAACAGTCATATCATAATTAACTTTTAAATCTTCCAACCCTTTAATAAGTCTTCTTTGGATATATCCTGTTTGACTAGTCTTTACAGCAGTATCAATCAAACCAGTTCTACCACCCATTGCGTGGAAATATACCTCTTCAGGGGTTAAACCTTGAATAAATGAATTTTCAACAAATCCTCTAGCTTCAGGCGAATCATCAAACTTAGTATAGTGGGGTAAAGTTCTATCGTCAAAACCATAAGGAATTCTTTTACCATCTACAGTTTGCTGACCTACACAAGAAATCATTTGTGCTATATTAATATTACTACCTTTACTACCAGCATTAACCATAATAACAAACCTATTATCAGCGTCTAAATTAGACCTTCCAATCTTACGAGCACCTTCATCGGCTTTGTTTAATATACCATTAACTTTAGTTTCAAACTCAATTTCATTTGATTTACCAGAAATATTTTCAAATGCGTCGATATGTAGCTGTTGGATTAATTCAGTAACTTCTTTTTTCTTTTTATTTAATTCCTGTGTAATTAAATTATTAGTTTGTTTATTAGAAATCAAATCACTAATACCAACACTATAAGAACTTAATTTCATATATTCAGTGACAATTGCTTGTAAATCATCAATAAAATTTTCTGATTGTTTATAACCAAAATCATTGAAAATTCTTTGTAAAAATCCTTTTGAGGCAGCACCAAGTGTTCCCTTATCAATATGTCCTCTCTTATATACGCCATTTTTTACTTCTATAATATTATTGCTTTTCTTCTTGTTTTCATCTGCTTTAAATAAACCATTTGTAAATTTTACAGACATTGGAGGAAGAATTTGTGTAAGTAAATCAAAACTAGTTATATCTTTTCTTTTCTTAAACAATGACGTATCTACCTTATCATAATACATTAAAAGGTTCATAGCAGTTCTTACATCAAAGTTAATGTGATTTCTTGTAAAACGGTGTGCTCCCAATAAAGAATCTTGAAATATACCAACAATAGATTGATTACTAGCAGGACTGATAATCTGTCTAGGAACAGCAGCAAGCGTAAGAAGTTCAACTTGACTTTCTTCGTCTTGAGGACCGTGCATGTTCATTTCATCACCATCAAAATCCGCGTTGTACGGCTTCGTGTCAGCTACGTTCATTCTGAAAGTTGCGCCTTTTTTCATAATTTGTGCTCTATGACACATCATAGACATTCTATGTAAAGAAGGTTGTCTGTTAAAAAGAACAGGATCTCCATCTAACATATGTCTATGAAGAATATCGCCTTCATTAAGTTTTTGAGTTTCTCTTAACACATAACGCAATGAAATACTTTCACCATTTTTCTTTTCTAGAATGTTGGCACCTGGATATTTATCAGGTCCATTTTCCATCAATTGTTGAAGAAATTTTTTGTTTCTTTTATTAACCTTTTGTGGAAATGTTATATTTTTAGCAATTTTAATTGGAACACCAAGCCTACCAATTTTCAATATTGGATCTGGACCAATAACACTTCTAGCAGAATAATCTACTCTTTTACCCATTAGATTACCCCTTACTCTACCTTGTTTTCCTACCAATCTTTCTTTTATAGATTTCAATGCTCTACCTGAACGCTGTGCTACACTTGCTACACCCGGTATTTTATTGTCTACCATAGTAGCAATATAATATTGTAAAACAGTAGTCCAATCTTCAATTACTTTTTCTGCCGCATTTTTTGATATTTTGTCAGCTAAAGTAGAATTTGCTTTGATAATATTAACAATGATATGAGATATATCATCTTCACTTCTCTGTTGCGCATCATGTTTTACAGAAGGTCTAACAGCTGGAGGTGGAACAGCTAATACTTGACATATGAACCATTCTGGACGAGACCACAAAGAACTGAAACCCATAAAATTTACATCTTCATCAGAAATTCTTTTAAATAGTTTTAATACTGCTTCAGGCGTCAATTTAACAGTAGGCTTTTTATTATTTTCTCCGTTTTCGTCAATAATACCTTCGTTGTTTTCCCATTCGGCATAAATACTGGCTAAATCTTGTTTATATATCTTTTTTGGTTGTTTACACCCACACCCGAATTCATGGTCTTGCCCACATCTTTTAATTTTTTGAGCTAGTTTAAATACATAGTCCCATCTTTTTTGTGGAGGCATCTTTAAAACAAACTTATATTTCTCTTTATTAATTTTTAATTTACTACATTTAATACAAATACATCTAAGTATTTTCTTAATTGTTTCTACAAATTGTATATAAAATACAGGTCTAGCCAAATTAATATGACCGAAATAACCTGGAGTTTTCATATAATTTAAACCATCCGTTGGGCAAATTAAACCCGGTTCTAGAACACCCATTCTAGGATCAAACAAGCCACCTATTACTGGTTTATTATTAATATAAGTATCTCTACTTGTAATTTCAGCGACAGACGCATTTCTTATTTCTTCGGGAGATAAAACACTGAATTGTAATCCTATAATCCTGGATGAATTCAATATATTCTTTTTATCAGAAGCTATAATCGTACACATTAATATATATATTAATATTGTTTTTAAATTTTTTAATCAATTAATATTATTTTTTCTAAGAAATTGATTTAAAAAAATAAAAATATAATATATTTAATATAATGCCAAAAGATATGAAGTCCGATTCTCCTAAAAAATCAAGACATTCTAAGATGAAGAAAAAAAATAATAGCAGCGACGATGACACTGATGAAGAAGCCGTTTTCATGGATGCTTACGAAAGCGAAGAAGAAGAACTTCCTAAATCAGGAACTGCTGATTTTGCCAAAATGTTTCAACAATTAGGTAGAAAATACAAAGCTAAAAAAGATGAGGGTGATGATAAAAAGAAAAAGAAGCCAAAAAAACTAACTAAAAATAAAAAGAAGAAGAAACCGATAGGAAAAGAAAAACGCACGAAAAAAGTAAGTGGGAAAAAGAAAAATAAAAAAATCAAGAAAATTATTAGAAGGGAAGAGGAAGACGAAGAGGAAGACGAAGAGGAAGACGAAGAGGAAGACGATGAAGATTATGTTCCTGGAGAAGAATTGGAAGAGGTAGAAGAAGAAGACGAAGAACTTGATGAAGAAATGATGGAATATTTAGAACAATTAGAACAAGAATCCGAAGATGAAAAGGATATGCACGAACAAGCAGAAGATATACTTAACAAACAATTCAATATAATTTTCACAGTCGGTGGTCGTGGAGGGCAAGGAATGCTCGACGATGAATATGAATATGAGGAAGATGATGATGAAGAAGAAGAAGAAGTCATTATCAGTTCCGATGAAGATGAAGAGAAAAAGAAGGTAGAAATCAAAAAACAGAAAAAGTCTAAGAAAAAATCAAATGGGTTAGGTGTTGGAGATAGAGTAAAAGTAGAATTAAAAGATTGGGATAAACCTTATTTTGGAAAAATTTTAAAAATAAAAACTAAAAAAGATAAGAAGTTTTATGATATTCAATTGGACGAAGATGAAGAAGATGAATACGAACCAATCAAAAATGTTCCTGAAAAAAGAATTTCATCTATTGTATCTGAAAATGAAAGCAATGATTTTATGAATGAATTGGAAACCTTAATTAAAGCGAGCAATAATGGAGGAAAGAAAGCCGTTTTAAATAAATTCTATGAAATGGTTGATAAAAAAGAAAAACTAGATAAAGCAAAAAAGGAAAAAGAAGATGAAAAGAAAAAAGCAAGTAATTTGAAAAAGTTTAAAAAATTATTGAGAGGCAATTCAGCTTTAAATGAATATAAATATTTCAAAAAATTAGACACCACAATCCAAAAAAAAATAATGAAAAAATTAAAAGAAGTAAATGATTACACAAAAGTAGAAGTTCCTCATAAATTATCGTTGATTGAAGCAGATATACCTGTTAGATATAAATCAACCGCTATGAAAAAATTAGAAACACTACAATGGATGGACCCTGGTTCTGGTGAATATTATAAAATAAAACAATGGGTTGATACATTTATGAAAATACCTTTCAATAAATACAAAAATTTACCGGTGTCATTGGAATCTGGCGAAGATAAATATAATGAGTTTATGGAATACGCAAAAACAACATTAGATGAAGCAGTGTATGGAATGGACGATGCTAAGATGCAGATAATGCAATTGGTGGGACAATGGATAAGTAATCCAAAATCAATTGGAACAGCGATTGCTATTGGAGGACCTCCAGGAACTGGCAAAACTACATTGTTAAAAGAAGGGGTAAGTAAAATTTTGGGTAGACCATTTGCATTCTTAGCACTTGGTGGCGCAACTGATAGTAGTTTTCTAGAAGGTCATTCATATACATATGAAGGAAGTGTATGGGGACGAGTTGTTGATATTATCATAAATAGTAAATGTATGAATCCTGTTATTTATTTCGATGAACTTGATAAAATAAGCAACACACCAAAAGGCGAAGAAATAGTTGGAATTTTAACACATTTAACTGACACAACTCAAAATGACAAATTTCATGACAAATACTTTTCAGGAATTGACTTTGATTTGAGTAAAGTATTATTTATATTCAGTTATAATGATGAGAAAAAGATAAATCCTATATTAAAAGATAGAATGTATAGAATAAATACTGATGGATATAAAAAATCAGATAAATGTGTTATTTCACAAAAATATTTGCTGCCAAAAATAATTCAAACTTTAAATTTCAAAGAAGGAGATATTATTATTCCTGATGAAACAGTTGGTTATATTGCTGAAAACTTGGTTCAAGACGAAAAAGGTGTTAGAAACTTAAAAAGAGCGTTGGAAATAATATATACAAAATTGAATTTATATAGATTAATGAAAAAAGATAGTAAATTGTTTGAAAAAGAAACAACATTGGAAGTTAATTTTCCATTTACTGTTAGTATTGATATAGCAAAGAAATTAGTTAAGAAAGAAGATAGAAATGGTATACCATATGGCATGTATTTGTAAATAATTTTATTATATAAAAATTATATATATAAATGAAACTGAAGTTTAATGTAAAAAAAATAATAATGATTTTAGTAGTTTATTTAATATATATTGTATTTTTTAAAGGATATGTTCCTTTTTTTCCTACAATACCGGTTTATCCTAATAATAAAAAAGAAGTAGAAGTAGTAAAAGAATATATAAAAAACAGAACACCTAGTGATGTTAATTTTTTTCATTTAACTAATAAAAGTGTGTCTAGTGCTTTTAAACCACACGTAAATGAAACGTTAAAAGAACTGAATAAAATAATATTATCTTCAAAAGTACAAGGTATTATATACGCTAATAAATATTTAATTAATAGAGCAAGACCAGAACAAGTAGATGAAACTATAAAACCAATAGATAGATCAACCGCACAAACTCCTGCGTTTCCAGCAGGACACGCATATCAAGCACAAGTATTATATAAACATTTATCAAAGAAATATCCTGAAAAGGAAGACCTCTTTAAAAAAATAGCATATCGTTGTGATATTTGTAGAGTTCAAGCTGGTATTCATTATCCTTCTGATGGTGAATATTCTAGAAAGTTAGTTGATTTATTTCATTAATAATATCTATTCTTATATATATTATGGATGATTTGTCAAAAGAAGTAGAAAGATTAACAGAAGAAGCAAATAAAAATAATCCGTTTTCTCTAAGAAATAGTCCTATACCAGATATAGATGCTATCTCCGGAAAGTTAAGAACCGAAGAAAAAATTAATGAATTCTTAAATTCTGGTAAGCTTACTCAAGAACAGATAAATCAAATTAGAAAAATAGCCTGGCAAGTGACTAATGAAGCAGAGAAATTATATCCTAACCTAATAAAGAACGATGGTGATAGAAAAAAAATATGGATAGAAAGTTTTAGACAAGTGCTTTTGAAAGGATTGCCAAAAAGTGGTGGTAGAAAGAGAAGGAAAAGAATCAGTGTTCCAAAACGATACGTTCCAAAACAACTTTCAAAAAAAGATAAGAAATATCAAGGGAAAGAACTGAAAAAATCTAGGAAAGCTTATAAAAAAGGTAAATATTATACAAGAAAAAAAGTTAAATCATTTAAATCAAAAGTATCACCACATATAATTAAAGCGCGTAAAATGTATAAGATAGATAAAATAAGACCAACTAGAAAATTAGCAAAAGCATCAAAATGTAAATTAAAAGGATTAAAAAAAATGTTTCAAAAAGGACAAGGTGCCTATTTTTCAAGTGGTAGTAGACCAAACCAAACAGGACATTCTTGGGGTTATGCTAGAATGGCAAGTGCTATAACTGGTGGAAAAGCGTCGGCTGTAGATTTTAAAATAATTCAAGAAAATTGTAGTAAAAAAAGTAGAGCTTATAAATTAGCTAAGAAGGCATATAAAAAATATAAAAAAGGAACACGAAGAGTTAAACAAGTAAAAATAGGAGGAAAAAAGAAAAGGAAAAATAAGACAAAAAAAAATAAAAGTACAAAGAAAATGGATAAAGATTTTAAACCAAATTTAACACCTCGTCAAATGTTTAAGATGGGTAGTTTCGGAGGAACTTATTGGAGACCCATTAAATCAAAATTTCACAACACCACATTAAAGAATAAACATAAGAAGTATAGTTTTTTGAAAGATATACCCAATAATCTTATGACGAAACCATTTGATGAATATGATGCAAAATTAAATAAATATAAAAAGAAGGTTGGGACGACATTAAAGTTTTGGGAAAGTAAAGGTTGGATGAAAGAGAGTCATCCATATGGATGGGTTCAATGGTATTGTGATTATTATTCTGGTAAGAGAAGCGCCGACGATGAAAGACAAATAAAAAGATGGAAACAATTGGCAGGACCGAATGGTAGATTTAGAAAGTGGTTAATAACGATGATAATGAAAAAAGGTGGAAAAGATAAATGGGACGACTATTCGATTAGTCCAGCAATCAGACAAACACTACAACATTGGGGATATAAATTAACAAAAAAAGACTTTGAAAATGAATTAAAAAACAGAAAAAAATAAAGAAAATATTTATAAATATTTTGTTGATATTTATAAATGGCAGAAAATAAATCTGTTGAGGTAAGAGAGACTGAATTAACAAAGATTAATATTGTTGAGTTAAAATCAGTAGAAGACGAAACATCTCCTATTAAAGTAGAAGATGTGAAAAAAATAGGAGAAAAAATTGTGGGAATGTTTCCAAACGGTGTAAATTTACAGAATTTAATTGAAGCTACAATTATAGTTCTTAAAGAAGTTTCTGAACTTTACAAATTAAAACCACAACATAAGATAGACTTAATAGTAGATATTTTAATTTATACGATTGATAATACCGATGCGGGTTCTTTAGAAGCTCTAGACCCAATATTAAAGCAATTAATACCCGGCGTTATTCACAATATGCTACAAGTTGATGAGGGGAAATTAGTATTACATAAAAAGAATATTGTTGAAAAATATTTGTGTTGTAAGAAATAATGTAACTAATTATTATATGAAAGATTTAATATTAGCAGGTACAGCAGCATTAATTTGGTCTATATCTACATTAATAGATAAAAATTATTTATTAAAAAAATATGAACCATATGAAATGTTTTTATTTAGGTCGCCAACTTTTCTCATTTTAGGATTAATTACTACAATGTATTTTAATCGTGATTTAAAAGTTTTTAAAGAATTAACAAAAAAAGAATTGGCTTTTAACATAGGTAGTGTATTTTTTAATTTTATAGCACTAGTTATATTTTGGTATTTATTATCAAAAAATAACAGTCATTATACAATAGGAACAATACAACCTTTGTATATATGTTTTGTTGTATTATTATCATACTACTTCTTTAATGAAACAATGAATTATATGCAATTTGTAGGATTTTCATTAGTGATATTTGGAGTTATGATTGTAAATATATATAAAAATAAATAAATTATATCATAAAACTCCAATCATATAAAGCTTTAAATAAATGTTTACCTATTTTTAAAGGTTCAAGTTCTAATGATTGTCTATTATAATTATGTTTCATACAACCTTCTATTGTCATTGAATCATCCCAAGCACCATCAAATGTTCCATGAACTTTATGAAGTTTTACAGTATAATAATCTTTTGATTGAAAATGTTTATTATATTCAACCATTCTTTTTCTGAAAAAATTATAAGGACTATGTTTATCATCTTTTTCTTTGCCATTTCCTGTTATAAAGTGTTTTTTACAACCTTCGTCTCCGTGTAAATCAATATACAAGCAAGCATTTCCTTGTTTTTCAATATAATTACGTATCATTTTAACTTCGGGACATTTTGTTATATGCCATTGTCTATTACAATTGTGTCCGTGTGATTGGGTATACCAATGTCCCAAAGATACACCGTCAGGATTAGCCAAAGGAAATATATGGAATGTAAATTTATTTATTAATTTATTTCTTATTTTAGTAGATCGGGGAGAGAAAAATGCCGAAATAAATCCTTCAAACATCCAAGAACCAATAGTTTCTCCAGGATGTTGTCTTACTATCATAAAGATATTCTTGTCTCCTTTTCCAAATTTTAATACTTCTATTTTATTTTTTAAAGGACTTTTTCCCAAAAGACTTTTTTTTACACCTTTTCGTTTAGATAATTTAGATGTTAATTTATAATTTCTAGAAAGACTATATGGAACATAATATGAAAAATATATCTTGTTTTTCTTTGGTGTAAATTCCCACGATAATGTATTATTTTTTAATACAGTAGGATGTCTATTAAAGTCTTTATGATTATATGTAAAAACAACATTGTGTCCTTTCCAATCATTATCAATATTAACAAGATTTTCTATAATAAACTTACATTTTTTACCTTTTGCGTTTTCAACTTTAAAGTAATACCAATTTTGATATTTTTTCTTTACACTTTTTGGATATGGATCTTTTTTGATTTCTAATGTAAATATATTTTTATCTTTTATTGTGTTTGTCTTTTTATGAATTATGTTTCCACTATCAAAATTACAAGATATTTTGATTAGTGCCTTTTTTCTAGTTTTTCTTTTACGACCCCCACTGCTTCCACTAGAAGAAGCAATATCATGGAAAACCCAACCGGCTTGTTTTAAAACTAATAAATCATATGTTATGACTGTTCTATCACCTGTTCCGCCGGTTCCTGAAGAAAATTCTCTTACATCGACTGTTCCATTTCGATCACTTATAATTTCCCAAAAACTATTGTCATGAGGATTTTTTAATATCTTTCCAACATTATTATTTGGTCTTGAAAAAATTGGTCCTTTACCTCTTTTCTTGCGTGTTTTACGAGTTGACATTTAATTATATATTCATTAGATTATATAATTAAAATGGATTCATATATTCACTATAAAATTTCAAAAAAGCAATTGGGTTAAAACATAATGAAGATACGCTAAAATATTCTGCTCCAACTTTTCTATATTCTTCAACATCTTTCATAGAACGTATTCCACCACCAGCAATAATAGTACAATCAGGATAAAATTTTTTTATATATTGTATATTTCTTTTAGTATAAGGTTTTAATGAAGCTCCTGATAATCCACCATATTTCGTTGGCAATGTATTAGAAAGATGAAATTGACGAAATCCTTCATTATAATATCTATCAAAATCATCTTGATAATCAATAGGAGGTAATTTAATAATACACCAACTACGTTTTTTATTTAAAAATACTTTCAATCCGGTATTAATCATATGTTTATCTGTATTTGGACAGCTAACATTTAATTCAATATCCATATCTTCAGGTATTTTATGAACGAGTGGTTTAATTTCGTGTTGATTCATAATGGCTATACTAATAATTTCACCTTTTTTATATGTTTTTATAGCGTAATCAATACCAGGATTTCTTAATCCGATTTTATTTACCCACCCGTTAAAATGTGGAATATATCTTAAAGTTTTGAATATTTGTTTCCATTTACCTTTGCGTTCTTTTAATGTAAAACTACCACGTATGGGGGTTGCGTTGGGTAAATTAATATAATTACCAAAAGGTGGAGATATAAATAACATTATATATATAATATGACAAATTTTCTAAATTATTTTATTATCATTTTACCTAATATTAATATGATAAAGATTGTAAATTGAACTATTAATCCGGAAATTCCATCATGATACATACTCCTAATAACACCGCCTTCCTCTTCTAATTTTTTATAATATGTTTCCTCTAAAATGGGAAACAATTTAGTAGCTTTCATAATAAAACCATACAAAGCACTGATTATAAACGAATTGATTAAAAATATCAAGACATAATTAACATTATTTAAATTCTTAGGAAAGGGTGTTATAGAATAAATAATAGGTTGTGTAGTTGCTCCAACAAATGCTGCAATTAAAGCAGCAGCCAATAATGTATGTTTTTTGAAATATAGATCTAGATATTTTATGAAAGGGAGAACATGTTTGATAATATCAGGCAAATTATCAAAATTCTCATTCATTATTCTTAATACAACATCCCATAATCCAGTAACAATAAAGGTTAGTATAATCATTTCACTATTGGATAAATTTAATAAAGGTAAGTTTAATTTCATAATATATATTTAATTATATTATATAATGAGTGTCGAAGAAATCAAAGAATTAAAAGAAGAGATGAAAGAAATGAATAAAAAATTAGATTTAATATTAAATTTTTTAGAAAAAGATGTGAAAGTAAATTGCGATAAAATGGGAGAACATATAGATTTTGTTGAAAATGTATATGATAATGTAAAAAATCCTCTTGGATATTTGTGTAATAAAATTAACTTTTTTTCAAATAAAAATAAAGAATATACATTGGAAAATATAAAAAAAGAGAAAGAGGAAGGTTTGAGATTAACAGATGAAGAAATAGATGATATGTTATGTAGCGATTAAATAAGTGGTTGAGATAAAGCAAAAATACCACCAAAATGAAGTGATAATGCTAATAAACCACCAACAATAGTTACATTTTTCATAAAAAAATATTTTTCAACACCATTTGGCGGAAAATGATATAAAAGAGTTGCTAATACAGTAAAAGCAGCAAGAGCAAGAGAAGATAAATTAGCTAATAAATCAAATTCAGGGTTCATTGAACCCACAACAATCAAAATAGGACCAATAATTTCTAGAATAATAACGATTACTAATGCTAATTGGCTTATTAGTTTTGGGAATAAATTAAAAAAAGGTTTGCCAGATAATCCTTTTGAGGTACTACTAAAATTCATTATTTTATCAAAACCTGACATAAAAAACATTCCTGTAAGTAAGACAGAACTGATAGTTAATAACATATAATATAAACATAGAAATTAACTAATAGTTAATTTATATGACAGCAGTCTTCGAACTTTTATTATTTATGGCAGGTATTTCTTTTATTAGTGGACTTATTTTTAGAATATGTAAAGAAGGAGATTATGACGATTTTGATTAATCAAACATAGTTCCATAATTGATATTTAAGTTATACATTTGGTCGAATTTCAAGGTAAATGAAAAATCATTATTATTTAAATCAACAATATCGCCATATTGATCTAAAATACGAATTCTCATTCTAGACACAGTAACAGGTCCAAAATAATCTCGTTTAAAACCATATAATAAACCACCACTTTCATAATTAAAGTTGGTTATACGATTTTTCAATTTCGCTAATATACTAGTATCATTAAAAGCAGATTCAGCAAAAGGTGATATGATAGATTGCGAATGGTTATTATTGAACATATCAACACATACATAAATATATGGAGTTCCCCTTGTATTACAAGTTGCTTCACAACAAAAACCTTCAGTACATTTATCAGTTACATCATCTTTGCTAACATAATTATCTACAAAATTATATTGTTGCTTTCTAAATCCTAATAACCAACCCATATTTTTTTGTATATCTCTATTTACATTGTCTAATAATCTAAAATCAAGATTAAACCTATACCAAATTGTATTTGTATCTGGCAACCCACCATCATCCGCATCTCTATTATCTTTGAAAAAACTAAATTTTCTGGTGGAACCATCATATTTACAAGTAATTCTAGCTAGTTCTCCATGAGAAAAAATTGATAAATTCATGTAATCGGCCAAACTTTCTCCTGTATAATTTCCTTCTTTTATTGTTATTATTTTTTTCTTGGTTTGTGTAATTAAAGAATTCGCTCCATCTTCAGCAGTTAAAGGTTGTCCGTTTGCCGATTCGACATTATATATCTCAACCACAAATTCATTTGTTCTATTGAGAGTATTAAAAGCATAATATGTATTTTCTATTTCTGCTGTTTCTAAAGAAACGCCTATAACATTATTTACTGGTGCTGGTAAATTAAAAGTAAAATCACTAGAACGAGTATTATAATAATTATCTCTAAAAACAGTATTAATATTTAATAATTTACTAATTCTGTCTGTTCTAATTGGATTAATTAATGACGTAAGTGATTTCTTATTATTTTTTTTTATTACTTGGTGTTCGTTATTAAATGTTTCTGATTTTTCTAAATTGGGTGTAAAACTACTATCAGCCAATTTATAATCTTGTTTTAATCCTTCAATCATTCTATCTAATGCTTTTGTTAAAAATTCTATTAAATCTCTTTTAAAATCAGGTGTAAATTCATTTTGAGTTTTTATGTTTTCAACAATCGTATTGTATTGGTCTTTAATTTTATTTTTATTTTTACAATCTTGTTCGGATATACCAAACAAATCCAATATTTCTTTATCGGTATAATTATTTAAATTCAATGTCGCTTCCATAATATATAAAGTTGAGAATATTTTAATTTATTAAATATATACATATACTAAATGGTAAAATTATTTAAAAAAGGTGAAAATTTTTCCGCTAAAGAGTACATTGAAAAAAAACGAAACAGACGTCTGTATTGTGATTTTGGAAATACAAATGAAGCCAGACATTTAGGTCAAACATATGCCAATGGTAAAATAAAATCAACAATAAATCAATCAAGTTTATTAACATTAACAAAGGGATATCATGATTATAATCATGATGTTTTGAAAACTGCCTGTTTTTTTGATGGGGAATATGAAACACAAAAATTTAATTATAAAGTTTGTACTGAAACAGAAGTTTCTAATACATCAAAAAGCACCAATTATACAGGCGACCGATTAGTATCAATTGATAATAATACAATGACAGATAACGATACCAAATACGCTCATGTAGTTGAATATGCTGAAGTCAAAACTATTGATCCGGCAACATTAACAAAGGATAATAAAACAAATAAAAGAAAGATATTTATGCATCCTATATCTAATTTATCCAAAAAATAATTATACGACATAAGATATTGAAGTCCATCTTATTCGTGTTGGTTCTATAATATTTATTTCGGTATTTACTAATTCATTATCTCTTAAACATTTTAAAAGTAATTGCGATTCTGTTTCTTGAAATTGGAAACAATTATTAATACCATTCCCTTTTACAAATTCATAAATAGCAGTTGCTACAAAATTTTCTGGTATTCGTTGATAAACTCTTACTTTATTATCAGCATTTATCAAGACAAAAAATAAGAATAAAAAATATAATATCTTCATTACATTAATATTTAATTTAACTTTAAATATTAATATTAAGCCTTTAGTAATTCAGTATAATTTTTTAGAGATTTCTTTATCATATCTGCTCTTTCTTTTAAGGCAGCATCATTGGATTGTTTAACTTTTTCATCCAATTTTTTAATTTGTGCTTCAATGTCTCTCAATTTTTCATTGTTTTCTTCTTTTCCTTCCTTCAATTTTGCCAATTGACCTTGTAATGCTATTGTCTTCATTTTAGCGGCTACAAGAGCTTGTTTATGTTCCTTTTCTTTTTGTGCTGCTGCTTCATCTCTTGCCTTTTTGTCTGCTTCTTTTTTCTTCTGTGCCTCTTTTTCTCTTGCTGATTTTGCGGCTGCATCTGCCATTGCTTTTCTGGCTTTTTCTTGTTCTTTTTTAATTTTATCTTGTTCTGCTTTTAATTTTTTCTCTTTTTCTGCTGCTTCTCTATCCATTTTTTCTTTAGCTTCTTTTTTTGCTTTGTCTGCCAATGCTTTTTTAGCTGCTTCTTCTTTTTGTCTTGCTTCTTCCTTTTTCTTTGTTTCTGTTTCTAATTTTGCTTCTAATAATAATGCTTCTTTAGCTGCTTCTATTTTAACTTTTTTTGCTTCTTCTTTCGCTTTATTTTCTGCTAGTTCTGCTTTTAATCTAGCGTCTTCTTTTAATTTTTTCTCTTCTGCTGCTTTCTTTTCTGCCGCAATCTTTTCTAATCTTAATTTTTCTGCTTTTAAAGCTTGTTCTGCTGCCAGTTTTCTTTCTTGTTCTGCTTTTTTTTCTGCATCTTCTTTTTTCTGTTTTTCTATTTTTCGTTTTTCTTCAGCTTCTTTTCTTTTATTTTCCGCGTCTGCCTCCTTTAATCTTGCTGCCTCTGCTGCTGCCTCTGCTGCTGCTCTTTTATTCTTTTCTGTTGCTTCTTGTGCTAATCTTTCTTTTTCTTTTGCTACTTTTTTAAGTCTTTCTTGTTCTGCTTTTTCTGCTGCTACTACTGCCAATCTTTTCTTTTCCGCTTCTTCGGTCAATCTTTTCTTTTCTGCAGCTTCTTTTGCTAATCTTTCTTCTTTCGCTTTTTTTTCTGTAGCTTCTTTTTCTGCTTTTTCTTTTGCGATTCTAGCGTTTTCTAATTTTTTCGATGCTAATGCTTCTTCTTGTTTTGCTTTTTCTGCTGCCGCTTTTTTTTCTGCTAATTCTCTTCTCTTTTGTTTAATTGCGGATTGCATAGTAGCAATCCTGTTTTGAATCATTAGTCTTTTTTGATTATACGGTTTTGATTTTTTTCTGTATGTATCACATTCTTGCTTTAATTTATCATATCTAGCACTAACATCTGCCAATAATGATTCTATATCTTCAACTTTATGTTCTGGTTTTATAGGCAATAATTTTGCTGAATCAGTATCTAAAGTTTGTGCTTCGGCTACACATTTTTCCATTTTTCCATTACTATTTGTTTGTTGCATTTGTCGTTGTCTCTCTTTTTCAGCATTGACTTCGGCTGCTTTTGCTATTTTTGGTTGTTCTTCTTTTATCTTTGATTGTAAATTTGCTTTTAATTTATCTAATCTACTTTTTACTTGTGGATTGTTGCTATTTTTACAATATCCATGCTTTTCAAGACTTTTTTCTGGCATTTTTAAACATTTATCATCAGCTATTTTTATTCTTTGTTCTGCTGCTCCTTTTAAGGTTTTGTATTTTTTGATCCCTTCATTATCACCAAGTTTATTATAAGCTGTCATTACTTTATTTTTAATATTAGGTGGTCCATCAAATAATTTTTTTACAGCAACAGTATTACAACCACCAGTTCTTTTTGGAGCATTTTTCATCTCACTTTCAACTAATCTACGTTCACCGACGCTTAACTTGATTTTCAATTCATTTAAGATTGAATCTAGTCCTCCTATAAGACGATCCGGTGCGCATGATTTTCCACCAGGACCACGTTTTTTAGATCCACTATGACGAGCTTCTTTCGTTGCACGCATGCTAGATTTTCTGCCTTTATTTCCTTGATTTGATCGAACTTGTCTTTGTATTTTTGTAGCTGCTTTGCTTTGTCTTTTTCTTAAAACAACTTTTGTAGAAGACGCTACGTGTTTTCTTACATTAGAACAAGCTGCTCTATAATCTGTTCCAGCAACAACGCTTTTATTTTTCAAATCTTTTTTCAAATCTTTAAGTTCGTACATATTAAGTCCGTGTTTCAATGTAACTTTTTCAAGTTCTTGTTGTAAAATTTTCTTTACTTGATTGCCATCACATACTTCAGTAATTTTCATATGGCTTTTTTTTCTAGATTGGGGTGATGTAGGTGCAGCCCAAGCTTGTTGTCTTACTCTAGGTTTATTTCTACTGGTTGCTAATGATAAATCACCAGGTAAATGATTTCTATATTTTTCTTCAATTCCACCATCTCTTCCTCCTTTCATTATATATATAATGTTTTATTTTTTAACATTATATAACTAAATTATTTTGATTTATTTCCACCTCTATTTTTCAAATAATTTACTTGTTCTGTAGTTTCACAAGCACATCCGCCTGAACCACTTACAGTTGAAAATTTACAACATTCTGGTTTGAAATGATTGTTGGCGTAAAAAAATAACTGACCTTCTGGTAAAGGAGTTTGAACTTTTTCATAAGTGCTGGAAGGATTATGAAGTGGTTTTTGACCGAATTTCTCTCCCGGAACACCATCGCCCATAGCATAATTTATTGCACTACCAGCAGCATTAAATCCTTCTTTAGTTATACAAGAACAAAATAAATTAGCACCAATAAATGCACCGATAACAATACACAATATACAACATTCAATTCTGCAACTTAAACCTAATAGTTTCATTATATATATTAATTGTTAAGATTATTAATATTTATAAATAAGTTCCCTAAATTAATCTTCCCAATCTTTAAAAAGATATTCACCGACTGGTATAGTATGGTCTTCGGTAATCAAACAAGACATTTTTTGACCCCAAAATATACTTTTTTTGGCATCTTCGTGTTCTGATACTAAAACATACTTATCTTGTTTTTTACTAAAAATATAATGACCTCCAGTTACCATAATTTCGTTTTTTAATTTATCACTATAAATAACATAAAATGGATTATCCGCATGACCCATAATATTCATTACTGCTTCTACGCGATTTCCACCGCGTAGAATATCTCCTATTTTAATATCACACATTTTTTCAGTAGAACCATCGTCCATTGTAACAAGAGTATCTGGATGGAAACAAAAAATCTTTTTAATACCACCTACGATTGCTGTTCCCACTTTTGCGATTGCTTTAAAAATAGGAGGGGGTTTAGGTCTACCAGGTTTCGAGGGAAACGAAACACTTGTCATATTTCTTATTTTCTTTAACCATTCGTGAACTAATATAGTTGCTGCTAGAGAAGCAACCCATATAAGGGTTGAAGCAATAGCAAGAGGCCAAGTTAACGGAATTAACCACATACCAATAATTGCTGCGGCACCAATAGCTAAAGCTATCGCGAGTTGAAATATAAGTGTTTTCGAACCACTGAAAAACAAAAAATCCATTCCCATAATTAAATACATAGTTACACCCATTACAGCACCAGTTTTCCTGAATGAATCTTTTATATTTATTAACAATTTCTGGAATGGTACGTAAATAGATACGGTTTTGGACATAATATAATTTATAATACTTTCAAAAATATTCTTTATTTTTTCAAAAACTTTTTCTACTATTTTAAAAGCTTCAATTACATTATTAAATATTTTTAATATTACTTTATTCATATTCAATATAGGTTCCATAAAACGTTTTACAACCTCAACTAAAACTTTGTTAAGACAATATGAAAAATTAGAAGAAGTAAATTGTAAAGGCGTCATTCCGGGTGTTATTTTTATTTGTCCGGCAAAAGGCATTACACCTGGATGACACTTATAATCATTCCAATTTTGTCTTAAATGATTCATGTGTATTTGTATATAGTAGTAACTACAAGCCCAACCGACTACAGCAATAATTGATATTGCACCTACGACAGAACCGCCATATGTGTCTAAATAACTACTTTCCTTATATATTTTTTTTATATATTCTCGTGGTGAAACATTTTCCATTTATATATTAAGTGGAAAATATTCTAGTCTTCCCAATCCCAAAAAGTAAATTCTCCTATTGGTATAGTATTTGTGCTTGTTACTAAACAACTTAGTTTTTCTCCGTAAAGTTCGGTTGGTATTGCTTTATCATAATTTTGAACTTCAATAAATCGTAGTGTTTTTGGATCTTGTATTAAATGTGTTGATGTAACAAAAATATAATCATTTAATTTATTACTCCAAATTTTATAATATGGAGATTTTTCATTGCCTTTTATAATCATAGTTGCCATTACATCAATATTATTTGCTAGTTTATCACCAATTTTAAGATTTTTCATTTTCTTAGTAGTTCCATCTGCCATTGTTACTGGTGTATTAGGATGAAAACAAACCACCCGAACCAATTTACCAATGGGACCATTCCATATACTTTCACCTGCGAATGATAAACCTTCTGCTATATAAACAATAGCAGCCATAGTTCCACCAAGCTTCATCATTAAATCTTTAATTTTTACAATTAGATTTTGGAATTTTGTTAATATATTGACAAATAAAGCCATAATATCTTTGAAAACGTTGAAAATAATTTCTTTCATACTGAATAATGCAGTTCTTATATTACTAACTGTTTTGAGAATATAATCGGATATACTTACAATCCAACTGATAGCATTATATATTGGTTCTAAAAACCTACTCATTGCTCCTCTTTGAATTGCCGAAATACAATCAGTAAAGTTTCCCATTACATCATACCCTAAATAACCAGCAAAAGGCATGGCAACAGGGTTGCATTTATATTTTGGCCAGTTTGCCTTTAATGCTTTTAAGCCTACTGATAAAATACTTGACAAATATAAAATGAAAAATATAAGAATTATTATAAATACATTTAAAAAATCACGAAACTTCATAATAAATTATAATGTTATTATTTTTTCAGTGTTTTTCTCTCCCCAACTATTCCAAATAAGAAAATATATATTTCTTAAAATAAAAATATATATTTATTTTTTTCTCCTTGTTCTTCTTCTTTTCTTTTTTTTATATTTTCTACTCTTTTTCTTGCCACCAATTTTTCTCATTATAGGATTTACAGGATTATAGATATTGTGCGACTGTAAATGTCCACGTTTAACGTTTTTTGATTTTTTTGTATGCGGATTTCCACCTCTTCTTGTTTTTCTTTTCTTCTTTTTTTTATTTTTTCTTTTACGTGTTTTTTTCTTTTGTGGAGGCCATCTTTTTCTTTTTCTAAACCCGCCCATTTTTTGATTATCTGGTATTGTATTATTTGCTACATCTGTTGACTTATTAAAATCTTGTTGTAATTTAATTTCCTGTAAATTTTTCATAGCTTCGTTGCCTTGAGGTGTAGCATTACTAAATTGATGAACTTCAACTTCGTCTTTTGCTATAGGTTCTCTACCACCGGATTGATTTAATGTATTTGCGATTTTTACATCTTGAGCTCTCGCGGATGCTGCGGCAGCATCTGCTGCTTCATCATTTGGAAATTGTTCAACTGGAAGAGGTAAATCATAACCTTCTTTTGGTTCTGGAGCAATACCACCTCTATTATCACTTCCTCCTCCTTTATAATACATTGCTCTTGCTTTTCTGAATCTAGCTAACATATATAATATATAAATAAATTAAAGTTTAAAAAAATATAAAATTATATATTATAAATGGATAGTAAAGACAGTCTAAATTTAAAAAAATTAATTTCAGAATACAAACCTGAAGAAACAACAAATAAAATTAGAGAATTAAAACACAGTATGAAAATAAAACAAGACGTAGAAACAATTATATTAACTAAACGCAAGTATGGAAATTTAAAAAAAGAAACTGTCGACCAAATGTGCAGTTCTAGAGCACCTTTTTTATTTAACAACTATTATAATATTTACAATAGATTAGTAAAAGGTCAATTAAATTTAGAGATATTAGGTAGGTTAATTATGGTTTTAAAAGCAATAGAAGATGGAAAATACGACCAACATGAAGCAAGTGTAGCCGTAGGTCAACTTTTGAAAGAAATGTATATAGATTCCGCGTTAAGAGGAGAAACTAAAAAAAAATCTGGTAAAGTAGAAAGAAAAAGAAAAGGAAAAAATATCAGTTGGAAGGATTTTAAGAAAATGCAATAATCTAAGTGCCGATGATTTACTGGCACCTCCTCCTGGATATGATCCATTTTGGGGCAGCGATGAAGATGATTATTAATATACAAAATTGATTTAAAATAAAATTTGTATATTAAATTAATATGACAAAACTAGTAATTGTTGAATCAAATGCGAAATGTAAAAAGATTGAAACGTATCTAGGAAAAGGCTATAAAGTAGTAGCATCATTCGGTCATATAAGAGGTATAACCGATGGATTAAAATCAATTGATGTAAAGAATAATTTTACACCAAAATATAATCTATTACCAACAAAAAAGAAATATATAAATAACTTGAGAAAAGCAATAAAATCAAGTAGCGAAGTAATACTTGCGACAGACGATGATAGAGAAGGCGAAGCAATTGCGTGGCATATATGTAAAACATTTGATTTACCAATAACAACAAAAAGAATAAAATTTCGTGAAATAACAAAACCAGCAATAAAAAAAGCAATTGAAAATCCGGGAATAATAAACATGAATACTTTTCGCGCACAACAATCAAGGCAAATATTAGATTTGTTAGTAGGATTTAAGCTTTCACCTATATTATGGAAACATATTAGTAGAAATTCAAAGAGTGGATTAAGCGCAGGTAGATGTCAGACGCCAGCATTAAGATTGATATATGATAGAGAAATGGAAATAAAAAATTCAAAGGGTGAAAAAGTATATGATACAACAGGTATATTCAAAATAGGTAAATTTGAATATGAATATAAATTAAATTATAATCATAAAAATGAAGAAAAAATGGAAGAATTTCTATGTGAAAGTGTAGAACACGACCATATATTAGATGTAAAAGAAGCTAAAGAAACAAAAAAAATGCCACCAAAACCATTTACAACTAGTTTACTACAACAGAAATCTTCGAATGAATTACATATATCACCAAAACAAACTATGCGATTAGCACAAACATTATATGAAAATGGTTGGATTACATATATGAGAACAGATTGTAACAAATATAGCAAAGAATTTATTAAAAAAGCAGAAGGATATATAAAAGATAAGTATGGAAAGGATTATACGACATCAAAACATTTGAATCAACAAATGTTGAATAAAACAAAATCAAATGATAAGAATACACAAGAAGCACACGAAGCAATAAGACCTACAGATATAAATAGATGTCCTCATAATTGTAAAGAAGAAGGTAAAATAGGAAGTAGAGAAATAAAACTTTATAAATTAATATGGAATAATACAG